TTACGCATCATCACTTTCTGTCGCCTCGTAATTTACATCCGACAGCAATACCTCCAGATTTAGCGTCGTCACAAATCCACTGCCGCCCAGGCTGTGTGTCACCTTGCTGATTATCCAGGGCTGCGCGTCGATCACGGATTTAAACCCGGATACCGCCACCGGCGTCTCAGGGAATAAATCAGCCCGCCCGCGAGCCAGAGAAATCGAGAACTCGGCGACGCCGCGCTGGAGTTTGTCCCACTTCGCCTGAGCTGCCCGCATGGCGGCCTTCTGCGTGGCGTAGATGGTGGTGAGGGCAAACACGTTTTCATCACTGCCCGCCAGGTAATCCCCTTCCTTCGCCTCCGGCGTTTTCTGCACCTTCGTGCTGGTCTTCTTTGCCTTCGGGTGTTGCAGGGCGCGCAGGTACTGCACTTTCGGTTTTCGCTGAACCTTTACCTTTTTCGGCTTCGGGTCTTTGGTATGCAGCCAGCTTGCCGACACGCCGGTATAGGCTCCACGGTCAGCAATATTGAACGTATGCCCGTCGCCGTCGCTGCGGACAATGGTCATCTGCGGGATGGGTTTCCCGCTCGCCGTTTTTGCCGCGCCTGGCTTGATAAACAGCAGGCTGCCCGCCTTGATGGCGACAACCGCGCCGTTCAGCTCCGCCAGACGCGTGATAAATTTCGCGTCCGTTTCCTGCGTCTGGTCGATATGCGACACCTTCACGCCCCTGAACGACTCGGCAACGGCGGGCTTGAGGTTGTTGCGCGCCGCCACGGCGGACACCACCGCCTCCAGCGTCGTGTCGTGATACGAGTTGTCGCGGCGGGAATTCAGGCTGCCGCGATAGTCCGCACTGCGGGCGCGGATGGTCAGCGTGTCCGGCGTTCCCCGGTGCTCCACCTCATCCACGGTAAAGTCGCCTTTGTTCGTCAGTGCCTGACCTTTCCAGCCGAGCGCGATATTTATCACCGCGCCACGCGGCGGCATCTCCAGCAGGCCGTCGGTGTCGCTCAGCTCAATGTCGAGCTGGTCAGCCTCAAAGCCACGGTTATCCGTGAGCGTGAGCGAAATCAGCCGGTTGCTGACGTCCTGCGTGATGTCCTTACCGCCGACGGTCACCGTAAAATCCGGCGCAAACTGCGCACCGGCACCGATGGTCATATCCGTAATCACAACAAGCCTCCCAGTTGGCCGGTTAAACCTCCGGCCTGATTCAGCAGCCCGTCGGCCTGGGCTTTCATATCGCCGAACATGGCCGCCAGGGATTCATCCACGCGGGTCAGCGTCAGCGTAAACTCTATCTTTCGCGGCGCGCCGTTGGAGAAGAATTCCGTGTGGGTTTCGCTGACGCTGTTCACCACGAACATCCCGTAAATGGTGCCGCTGCCCTCCAGCAGCGGCCACGCCTTGCCCTCGTCGGCCATCAGGTTCAGTGCCATCAGTGACAACTTTCCGCCGGTGATTTCCGGCATCAGCACGCCGGACAGGGTAATTTTCTCCTCATTCACCCCGAGGAACTGCGGCAGCGGACGCAGGCCGACGCGGTTGTTTACCGGCCAGCGGTAATCAACATCGCGCTGCAAGCTTTGATAGGGGACGGTCTGCAACTGAAACACAAACAGTCCGAGGGTTAACATCATGCGGCTCTCTCCTTAATCGTTATCCATGCGGGAACGTTGCTGGGCGGCGCGGGCGCGGTCACGGGCTTCCAGCTCGGCGCGGATCTGGCGGCTGGTATCCTGGACGCCTAAACCGGCACCGGCGGCAATGGTGTAATGGTGCGTGCTGCGGTCGATATAGCTGCGTCCGCCACCGACGGACACCGGCGCATAACCGCCACCCAGCAGGCCACCCGGCGGCGGGGTGATGGGAGCGGGATTATCCAGCGGATGCGCTTGCGGATCCCCGTCGCCGGATTGCTTCGAACGCCGGTCAGCCTTATCCGCCGCTTTATCAATGTCTGCCGATTCATCCTTGATGATGCCGAGCTTCTCCAGTAGCCAGACCACGCTGCTACGCAGCTTATTAGCCACCTGCAACGGTGCGGTCAGTGCGTTAGCAACCAAATGACCAAACGACACCCCTGCATCTTTACAACTGTTCAGCGTTTCCTGCGTGGATTTCACCGGTTGGATCAGGTCTTTGAACCACTGCCACAAAACTTTGAGCTTGTCCCCAAGCCAGTCAAACACCGGCTTAAGCGGCGAAAACATCTCTTTTACCGGCGCGAACGCAATCCCCAGTCCTTCGATCACGCCCGCAAAGAAGGCGCTGATCGGCTCCCAGTATTTACGGATAAGCAGCGCACCGGCGACAATGGCGACACCGACGGCAACAATCGGCCACGTCAGGCCGCCGATCACCGTTGCAATCGCGCCGCCCACCGTGCCGAGGATGGTCCAGAGCATCCCCGCAGCAGCGACGATCAGATTAATCCCGCTGATAACGGGACCGGCCACCAGACCAAACACGCCGAGCGCACCGATAATCAGCAGCGCACCGCCCGCGATTTTGCCGAGTGTGGCCGCCAGAGCTTTATTGTTCACCACCCACTTATCCAGTTTCAGCACGTAGCCGGTAGCGGTCTGTACCAGTTTGCGCAGTGCTGAATCCTGCTGGTCAAACAGGTCAGTTCCGACCGCTTCATAGGCGGACTGAAATTCCTTAAAGTCGCCGCCGAGGTTGTCCTGCATCACCGCCACCAGCGCCTCGGTTTTGCCGTCCGAGGTTTTCAACGCCTGGGTAAGCTTGTCGAGCTTGCCGGATGAAGCATCCCCCATTAACGTCAGAGCGGCACCCGCAGCCTCCTCGCCAAAGATGGCTTTCATGTACTGCATCTGCTGCGAATTTCCGAGCTTATTTTTCTCAAAGCTCTTTTGCATTTCTTTCAGGATGACAAACAGCGGGCGCATGTTGCCTTTGCTGTCCGCTGTTTTTACCTTTAGCTCACCGAGCGCGGCAGCGGCGGTGCCCGTCGGTGCCTGTAAGCGTGTAACTACAGCCTTTGCCCCTGTACCGGCCATCGAACCGGTGATTTTTGCATCGGCCAAAGCGGCAGCCATTGCCGCTGCTTGCTCCAGGCTGACCCCCGCTGATTTTGCAACAGGGGCAAGATAGGTCATGGTGTCAGATAGACCGTCGAAGGTGGCGGCAGACTTGTTCATGGCCGTAGAAAGTACATCGCCAATATGCGCCACCTTGTCGTTCGCCATACCCATTGCAGATTTCACGCCCATCAGCAGCGTGGCGTTCTCCTCCATGGTGCGCTGATTTGCCAGGGACAGATTCAGAATGGTCGGCGTGGCTGCCAGGATCCCGTCCTTATCCCCACCACCTTTCGCGACAATGATTTGCGCGGCGGCGGCATCATCGGCAGAGGCGGCGGTGTTGTCGCCGAGCTGCCGCGCCTGGGCTCGCAGCGCGGTCATATCGGCGGAGTCTTTTTCAAGGCCGAGCGTTGCCTGCAATTCAGAGTTTTTCTGCGCAAAGTTATATCCGGGCATCAGCAGCCCGACACCCGCCGCCGTGCCCGCCGTCGCAATGCCGACACCCGCCGCCCCTGCGCCAGTCACGCTACCGGCGAACTGTTTGCCCGCCTGATACCGGCCTTTCACCGCGTTGAGTTTGGCCTGCTGCGCGCTCACCCGTGCCAGTGATTCACGCTGACGGTTGAGCTGGGCGGTGGTTTCACTGATGGACGTTCTCAGGCGGCGCTCAGAGTCAGACAGCGTGCGCGTGCTGATGCCCGCCTGGGTAAGTTCCGTGCGCTGACGCTGCACCGACAGCCGCAGCCCGTTGAACTGGGTCTGCAACTGCGCGGCGGTACGCTTCGCGGACTCCATGGCCTGCGCCTGTGCACGGGTCGGGCTGGCGGTATTTCTGAACTGGATCGCCAGCGCCGCCGCTTCCGCTTTGGCGGCGTTGAGTTTCTGACCGGTGACGGCAAGCTGTGCGCTGGATTTACGGAAGCCGTCAATCTTCCCGGCCTGGGCGTTCAGGTCTTTGAGGGTGGTCTGCGAATTTTTAATCTCTCCGGCCAGCGCCTTACTGGCGTTTTGCACCGATTTAAACGGGCGGGTCGCCTGGTCAACCGCCTTTAACAACACCTCTAATTTTAAGTTACTCACTGTCGGCTCCGCTGCGCTGCATGGCCTTATGACGCCAGCCGCAAAGCTCGGTCAGCGTCATCGGGTTCAGTTCTGACGGCGGCCAGTGAAAAATCACCGCGATATCTGCCATCAGATCATCAACTGTCAGGGTAGGGGGAAGCTTTACTGTTCCGACTTCGGCGATAAAAAACCGATCACCTTACCGGCCATGGCAATCAGGTCGGGCAGGTTCAGGCTTTTACAGTCCTGCGCGGTCAGGTTCGGCACGGTAATGCGCGGCAGAATGACGGTCAGCGCGTCAACGTCGGCATTCGCCAGCGCCGCCAGGCCAATCCCGCGCAGGTGTCCGGCGTTCGGCTTGATGATTTCAACCTGGTCGATCAGGGTGTCGCCGCGCTTGATCGGCTCTTCCAGGATAACGACATTTTCATTGTGTTCTGACATAGCGGTGTCTCTTCTTCAAAGGTGAGGTTTCGCGCCGGTGTCCGGCGCGGGTTACGGGTTACAGGCCGATGTTTTTGCGGTGCTGTGCCACGCGGTCAACGCCGCCGACGATTTCCACCATGTTCACGGTATCGACTTCAATCACGTCTCTGCCGTCAATCGTGAGCTTGAAATAGGTGCACTGGGTGGTGATCTTGGTTTCGGTGTCTTCGCCCTGTTTGTACTCGCCGAAATCCATTTCCTTATGGCGTCCGCGCAGGGTGACTTCCACGGCGGAGGTGTCACCGGAGTCGTCGCGCTGGAAGGAACCGGCAAAGCGCAGCGGCACGGCATCGACTGCACCCCACTGTTTCAGCACCAGTTCATCCATCCCGCCCACCGTCCACTCAAAGCTCAGCGCGTCGTCGTCCAGCCCGAAATCAATCGAGGCCGATCCGGTCATGCCGCCGCCGCGATAGTTCTCCAGTTTGCGGGTCAGTTTCGGCAGCGTCAGCGCGCTGACCGTGCCGAGGTAGCTGTTCCCGTCGTTAAACAGGTTCAGGTATTTCAGTTTCTTAGGCAGTGCCATGTTTTAGCGCCTCTTAGCTGTTGATGGCCGTGGCAAACGTCGCCAGATATTGGTCGGTGATGCGCTGACGCAGGGTTAAATCTTCCAGCGGCGGCACCGGCGTATAGTCGTAATCAATAAACAGCTTGCCTGCTTTCAGAGTTTCAACGGTGTTCGCTTCCGCGTCATACCAGCAGGTGCCGTCAATGATCAGACCGGCGGTTTTCATTTCGCGCAGCTTGGCGTTAATGCCCGCAATCATGTCCTTGATAAGCGTCGGGGTCATTGGCCTGTCCATCGCCCACAGGTGCGCTTCCGCCATCGTGTCCGCCAGCACCTGCGCGGTGCGGGTGTAGTTCTCAAACAGGAACAGCGGATCATCCGAGCAGGTGCGCTGCCCCCAGAACTTAAAGCCGTCTTTGCGGATAAGGGTGGTGACGCACGCCTGGTTCAGCAGGTCGGCATCGGTGCCGGGGGTCTGCAAATCCCAGTACACGGAGGCAGACAGGCCGGTGACGCCGTTGATGCCGACGTTAGAAAGCGTTTTATGCCAGCCGGTTTCCGCGTCGATTTTGGCACGCAGTCCGAGGGCATAAGCGGTGGCGGGGGCGATGTCGCTGGCGTTGGTGGTGGTGTTCCAGGATACAAAATCCGGCCAGATCACCATCAGCTCACGCTGGCTGAAATTATCGCGGTACTTGATGGCATCGGACACGGTTTTGCAGCCGTAGGCGCTGACGTAGCCGAATGCACGCAATTGCTGACAGACGGCGGCGAGCGCCGTCGCCACCTCCTGATTATCCAGACCCGGCACGCCGAGAATGCGCGGCTTTACGCCGAGTTCAGTCTGGGCGGACAGCAGGGCTTTCATGCCGGTATACATGCCGGTTTCATCTGAACCGCCGATGATGTTAGAGGTGGTTTCCGCTTCGGTTTCGGCTTGGGCGACGCGTACCACGACAACAACCGGTTTAGCCTGGTTGGCGATAGCCATCAGGGAGGCGCGCAGCGTGCCGGTTTTACCGGCCTTACCGGCGGCGGTCAGCACGTTAGTAATGAGCACCGGCGTATCCAGCGGGAAGGTCGCCGCGTCCGCATCCTCTGCGGTGCAAACCATCCCGATGATGGCGGTGGAAACGGTGGAGATAACGCGGGTGCCGTCATTGATTTCAACAACGCGCACACCGTGATGATAATCAGCCATGGTGTTTTTTCCTGTGATTGGGGTGACGTCAATCATCGCGTGTTGTGTACGCGCAGGCACGGCGGGAGGGATGTTTGAACAATGGCACAACGTGGCTGCAGCACAGTCGGATTTGACTGTGTTACCAGGCGCTGGCCAGAACAGTTAGATATGACTGTGCTCGATACAAAAAAGCCCCTTTCGGGGCATGAATTACATGAATTAAGCGGGAATTTCAGGCCAGGTAATATCCGGCGCAGCAGACAAATCCAGCCGGTTAAGGGCGACACGGTATTTTTTCCAGGCGGTCAGGCTTGCCCGTTCCGCTTCCGTGGCATCGTCAATATCGACGGCATCCTGCAAAGGCGTAATGGCGGCGTTCGCTTTTGCCATCAGCGCGGACAAGGCCGTGACGGCTTCGGCCTTGCGTTCCTCAACTGTCGGCGGCGGAATATCCCCCCAGGCGGGCAGACCGTCAGCGCCCGCAACCCGCATTTTCCCCTCTGGTGGGGGAAGGGTTTGGTATTCACGGTAAACAACATCGCTGACCGCAATGCCATCATCCGGCCAGCTTCCGGCATCGTCGTACACGTCCCGCAACTCACGCGGATAAAAGCCGTTGGTGAGCGGGCTGTAAACATAAAGACTTGAGGTGACTGCGCTGTAATAGTTGCTCATTATTTTCCCTTACCAGCCGGTGGCTTCCCAGTAACTGCCGCCGCTGTCCTGGCCGCAGGTGAAACCGATGTTATTGATAATTTGCGCCGTACCAAAGTTGTCATTGAACGTCCCGCCGCCGCCATTAATGGCGGTCACCTGAACGTTGACGCAGGTGCTGGGGAAGGGAATGGGGAAATTCACCGTTGACCAGCCGCGACTCCCTTTGTTGACGACGCCCCACTGCTTAATCATTCCTGTGTCACCGCAGCGCCACCAGCCGCCGCCGAGATTGGCGGTATTGGAATTGACTGGCTGCCGGTTATTGGGGCTGAAAACGCGCTGCCCCATCTCATTCACGGTGCCGGACGTATTACTGTCGCCGTTGCCGGACAGGGTCATCTCGCCGGTTTGTACCGTATTGCCCTGGTTGACGATGCGGAATTTGAACCCGCCCACGCCGCCGCCTTTGTTGTTCACAAAGTTGGATTCGCCCTGGCCGCCGCTTTCGTTCCAGCCTAAATACGTCCCCTGTCCGTCGCCGGGCTGTGGGATGGTTATCGCCCGGAGATAATTCGCCGTGACGCGACCGTTCACATCACCGCCCGCGCGGGGAAACGCACCCACATTATCGGCATTCAGCCCGATATCCTGGGAGCCATCAAACGCCACACCGGCAATCTTGCGGGCGGTGGCGAGTTTGGTCGCAGCAACGGAGGTGCCGCCTGAAGGCAGTGCGCCGACGTTTGCCGCGCTGAGATTGATATCCTGCGTGCCATCAAACGCCACACCGGCAATCTTGCGGGCAGCCGCGAGTTTGGACGCCGCGACGGCTGTCCCGCCTGCCGGTAATGCGCCGACGTCTGCCGGTGTCGGTTTGTTGGCCTGGCAGTAAATTTCATTCCAGTTAGTCCACGGACCATCGACACCGTTCCATGCCCCCGACGCGCCACGGGTAAACTGTCGTCCGTTGTTGTTAAAGGCAATCTGCTGCGTCGCATTCGGTCCCCAGGTCACGAAAATGACACCAACAAAACCGTTCATCGGGTAGCCTTTGTCCGTGGTCGCGGCGGCGGCACCGGGCACACCGTAATGCCCGAGCATGGCCGTGCCATGCAGCGCGTTTGGCGAGTCCGTCGCGGTTAAATTCGGGCGGATTTTAAAGGCCGTCGCCACCTCATCCGCCAGCGCCTTTTCACTGGCGGCGCTTTGCTCTGCCGTCCACGCGCCCACGTCGGCGGCGGTGGGTTTGTTATTCGCGCTGTACGTCGGCACCCACTCTTTCCAGGGACCATCCACACCGTTCCAGTCACCGGACAACCCGCGATTCCAGATATTGCCGGTGAACGTGATGTACATCTGCTGACAGCCGTAGGCGCTCGGCGTGACATACAGCGTGCCTGCGATGCCCTGCGGATAGTGCAGCGCCGCCGTGGCGTTGGCATTTTTAGGCTGCGCGTACAGGACGGCGCTTCCGGCTCCGCTGGCAAAGCCCAGGGTATTAATATCCGTGGTGGTCAGGATGGCCGACGGCACCGCGACGGAATTCACCGCGCTGGCCTGCACCCAGTCACGCCAGGGTCCATCTGTGCCATTCCAGGACGCATTCAGCGCACGCGTCCACACCATGCCGGTGTTTTGCACGGTGTAACGCTGCAGCACGCCGCCCGTCCAGGACGCGGGGATCACCTCCAGCACGCCCGCCGCCTGGGAGCCTGCAGGATAGCCATTGGCGACGGTGGCATTCGCGCCAGTGCTCTGCACGTAAACCCCGATGTTTGCCAGATTAAACGTGTTGATATTCGCGGTGCCGAGAACGGCGGACGCGACAGGCAGCGCCCCCACGTCCGCCGCCGTCAGGGTAATGTCAGCGCCCAGCGCTTTATTGTTCACCTTGCGGGTGGACGGTACGCGAGTGTTGGCATTGTCGTTGGCGGCCTTCACCGCCTTGGGCGTGGCGGCCAGCGCCTCACTGGTACTGCTGACCGAGCTGTTAAGCTGGACAAAACCCTTTGCCGTCAGCGTAGCATCGGGGTGGTTGCGGGATTTTTCATGTGCGGCCAGCAGGTCATTCACATACTGCTCGGTGGCCATAATCACCGAGTCGTCGATCAGCAGGCTGATGGCTTCGGTATTGCTGACCGCAATCACCATACGTAAAGTTTGCGTGCGGCCGGAACCTTCCGCCAAAGTGGGCTTGTAGGTGTCCGCCATATTGCAGACGGCAATCAGCGTGCCGTCGTCGGCAAACAGACCCATTTCACGCATCCAGAAACCGCCGACGCTCGCAGAAATCACCGCCTCAGCAATCACCCAGTTGCCATGAGTCGGGTCAAGCTTCAAGGAGTTGAGCGGCGTGCGGTAGACCTCTTTAACCAGCTTAGTCTGCGTGGCAACCGGCGTGGTCGCCTTGCCGTTGCCGTCACCGACGGCAAGCTGCGTAATGTTGATGTCAGTCCCCGCCGCGATGGCGGCCGCAATACGCGACTGCCCGAGCGTGGTGACAACGGATTTAAATGTGCTCATAACGTCCTCTTATGCGGGGTAAACGGTCAGCAGTTCGCCCAGGTAGTGCGCCGCGCCAGTGTAAACATCGCCTTTGATGTCCTGGGTGATGGTCAGGCCAATCAGATGACGGCTGGCCGGTTTGGCGTCGGCAATCAATCGCTCCATCTCCAAATACATGTCTTCGGTGATGCCGGTTTCCAGCACGCCGATATCCAGGCGAAACGTGCCGGGTTCGTCATTGGTTTCCCACCACTCGGTCACGTTAATCAGGTAGCCGAGCGGCTCCACCACGCGGCGGATAGCACCGATAGTTCCTTTATGGCAGTGAATGAACCAGGCCGACTGAATCACGCGGCGCTTGGTGGCAACCGGCCAGTTTTCATCCCAGCGGTCAACCGACAGCGCCCACGCCAGGTAAGGCAAGAACTTCACCGGACAGGTCAGCGGATCCCAGAGCTGCCGCAGCGGCAGCGGCACGTTTTCAAGCGCGGCGCAGGCCTCGGCGGCGGCAACCTCAAGAGCCGAGGAACCGACGGGCAGCAGGCGATCACTCATCGTAGCCGCCCACTTTCAGGGTGTAGGCGGTGCAGAATGACGCCTGCGTTTTATCCAGCTCGATGTCGGCCTTCGGGCTTTTCAGCTCCACCCGTTGTACGCCTTCAACGTGCAGCGCGGCGTAAATGGCTGACAGCCGGATGTCGCGGCCTAGCCGGTGCTGCGCGGTGGTGTAGGCGATAAGCTTCGCCTCGGCGGCTTCGCGAATGGGTTCGGCTTCGGGACCAGGGAACAGATACAGCACGGCATCAATGGTGTAATTCACGACGGTGGCAGACTGGACGGTCACGCGGTCAGCCACGGGGCGCACGTTCTCGTCATTGAGCGCGGCCTGCACTTTCGCCAGCAGGTCAGCGGGGGCGCTGCCGTTGCCGGTCTGTGCCAGCACGGAAATCGTTACGCAGGCGGGCGACGGACTGATTACCGAAATATCCGCCACCCGCCCGTCAGCCGAGCGCCCGTGATACTCATAGGAACCCACCGGACCGGCCACGCTCAGCCCTTCAAACGCCTGCTGCGCACGGATACGCAAATCCGCATCGCTTTCCATGACCGCCGCCACGGCGGGCACGGTGACCGTATCCGCAGGCGTGATGGTCAGGCGCTCCACGCTGAACGTCGCCGCGATATTGTCCAGGTCTGTGCCGGTGGCATAAGCCAGCATGACCGCCTGCGCCGCCTCGTTAACCCGTTGACGCAGGATCACTTCGCGGTAGGCGTTCTCTTCCAGCAGCTTCACAATGGGTTCAGATTCCAGGGTCAGCGTGCGGGCGATGGCGGCCTGCTGGTCTTCGGGGTACAGCGAGACCAGCGTGGCTTTGCGTTCTGCCAGGAGGATTTCGTAATCCAGCACCTCCACCACGTCGGGGGCGGGTAACTGGCTGAGATCAATCGTTGCCATAATTCAGCTCACGGGTAGGGTTAAGGAAATGGCGGCTGACGTGTCTTTGCGGGTGCCGGTGAGTTCCACCACCGCTTTCCCGTCGAACGTCGTTTCAAAAGTGATGCCAGTGAGGGTGACGCGTGGCTCCCATTTCAAAATCGCGCTGTAACAGGCCGCCATGATTTGCAGGCGCAGCGCCGCATTCTGCGGGCGGTCAGTCAGTATCGATAGCAGTGAACCATAGTCACGGCGCATGACGCGGGAACCGACGGGCGTGCGCAG